ATTGACATCTATATAATAATTATTATATTGTTTGTCAATGTCAGAAAGCATAAATAAAAGTTCTGTTGTTTACGTTGTGCAAGAAATTGCAGGAACGAAAGAAGGACGTCCTAAAATAAATATTATAGGTGCGGCCCAATATGGACAGTTAAAATTTTTATTACCAGAACTAGCACAAATAATTTTTTCACCAGGTCCTTTAATAATTAAATTAAGAAGATTGTTAAAAGATTTTACATCAAAAGATTATTTATTATTAACAGGGGACCCTGCAATAATTGGAGTTGCTTGTTCTATAGTTTCTGATATGACAAATGGTAAATACAATTTGTTAAAATGGGATAAACAAGAAAGAAGATACTATCCAATAGAGATAGATTTATATAATAAAGGAGAAATAAATGATTGATTTTGAAAAAGACCAGGAGAGTGTACTTCAGAAAACTGAAAACATTCATTCACTAGCTGATCAAGTTGAAAGATTGCAGCAAATACAAGAAGATATTAGTAAGAACGAAGAATATCTTAAACAAAAGAAAAAAGAATTAGATCACATATCAGGAGAAGTAATACCTACAATGTTATCAGAGATGGGTTTATCTTATCTTAAATTAGCAGATGGTTCTTCGATAGAAGTTAAAACAAATTATAGCGCCACGATTACAGAAGCAAATAAAGAAGCGGCGTTTAACTGGCTTCGTCAAAATGGACTAGGGGATATAATCAAAAATGAGATATCCGTATCCTTTGGTCGCAACGAAGATAACAAGGCGGCTGATTATGCCGAACTTGCGAAGGGTCAAGGGTTTCAACCGACACAAAAGTTGAAGGTTGAACCTATGACTCTGAAAGCGTTAGTCCGTGAACGTATTGAGGCAGGTAAAGAAATGCCAACGGAACTTTTCAACATATATGTTGGAAATAAAACAACAATAAAAAGGAAACAATAAACATGAATCAAGTAGCAAAAAAAGAAAATGCAGGTGCATTAGCAGTCAACTTGTTTGAAGCTGACGCACATGCGGGTACTCAAAATATGTCGCAAGAAGATCTTGCGTTACCATTTTTGAAAGTATTAGGACAACTATCTCCCGAAGTTAATAAAAGAGACGGGAAATATGTCGAGGGCGCAAGTCCAGGCATGATCTTAAACACTGTAACAAACGAAGTGTTTGACGGTGAAAAGGGGATAGATGTTTTGCCAGTATTCTACAAAAGACAATTAGTAGAATGGCAAGATAGAGGTGAGAGCAAAGGTGCACCTGTAGCAATACACGATGCAAGCAGTGATATAATGAGTAAGACTACAAGAGATAAATCTTACAAAGATAGATTACCAAATGGTAACTATATAGAAAACACTGCAAATCACTTTGTAATTTTATTATCAAAAAGCCCAACAACAGCTTTGATTTCTATGAAGGCAACACAATTAAAAGTTAGCCGTAAATGGAATTCAATGATGATGGGAATAAAAATGCAAGGTAAAAACGGTTTATTCACACCGCCAACATACAGCCACATTTACAAACTAAAAACAGTTCAAATGTCTAATGACAAAGGAACTTGGTTTGGTTGGGATGTATCTATGGTTGGTCCTATCCAAGATAAAGCAGTTTATGAAATAGCTAAAAATTTTGCTGAAAGCGTAAGCAGAGGCGAAGTTCAAGCTAAACACGAAACTGACGAAGCGCCTAAAGCTAGGAAAATAAATTTATAATTTCCTGTGCAGGACAACCGAGGCGGCGGAGGGAGACTGATGCCGCCTCATTTTTGGATATATGAATATAGTGAACGAAAGAGCTCCAAATAATTATGATCAATGGATTGATCTAGGACGAAGAATTATACCTTGTCTTAAAGGTACACCAGAAATAAAAAAATGGAGTGATCCTAATTTAGAAATTACAAAAGAAGAATGGAAAACTAAATATCAACACAGTGCAATCGCATTAAGATTAGATGAAGATGTAGATTTTGATATTGATAATCCATTAGTAAAAAGATTTATAGAAAAATATATTAAATCATGTGGTGCTATATCAGGCAGACCAGCAAATCCATCAAGTCATTATTGGTGGAAAGGAAAATTAAATTACGCAAAGTTTGCATTACCAAAACAATTTGAAGAAATATATAAAAAATATCCTCACGGCGCCACTCTTTGTGAGATAAGAAGTGGTAATGGTTTTTATACAATAGTTCCTAAATCTTTACATAGTAAAGCAAATGAATACGTACAATGGGAAAAGTACGAAGACATAAAACATTACCCTGGAGATTTAGATGCTGACTTAAGAAAAGTTGCTTTGTCTACAGCATTGTCTATTTTATATGCACCACAAGGAAATAGAGACGAGTATTGTACAGCTATAGCAGGAGTTTTAAATAAACATACTGAATGGACAGAACAAGAAATTAATGATTTTATTTTTAACATTGCTGAAGTATCAGATGATAACGAAGCAAACGAAAGATCTAAAAAAGGAACTACAACTAAAAAAAGTGGCAAAGCATTTGGTATGCCTAAAATTGCACAGATATGGAATTGTGATGTTAAAACTGTGGCAGAAATATTTAGTTGGATTGGTATAAAATATGAAACAGTACAAGGAGCAGGAGTCATAGGAGATATTATTGAATATTCAAAAGATAGATATGAAGTACAAGTCTTTAATAATAACGACGGAGAAACAAAAGAAATAAAAGTTTTAGTTGATGGTCCAACTTTAATGAAAGCAAATTTATTTTATGATGAAGTAATTAGAAAAGCACAGGTGTGGTTGCCTAGGATGAAACCAGCTGACTATGAAAAAATAATGAAAATTAAATTTGATCAAAGAAGAAAGACTGAATTAGANGANTATATTTTTGAAGAAGATGCAACCGAAGATACAAAGTTTATAAAACACTTTATAAAATTTTTAAGTAGAGACAAAGTTTACGTAAACAANCAAGAACTAGCAGATCACCAGTTNTGTTATTATGAAAAAAATTNAGATCAACTGCATATAAATATAAATAGATATGAAGATTATTTAGAAGAAAAAAGAATAAACATTAAAAGAGTAGATTTAATTAAAAAATTTAAAGATATTTTTAAAGCTAAAAAAGTTAATGGGAAGTATAAAGGCAAGTCTTGTGTTTCTTGGGTAATACAAAACCCTAGTAATTGGGTAGATATAAAAGCAGAAGGAATTTTATTAGAAGCAGAAGATGCAGAAATTATAACGGAGGTTAGACAATTAACACATGAAACCTAAATTTATATCAGGTCCTCCAGGGACAGGTAAAACAAATTTTTTTATTAAAGAAAAATATGAAGAACTTGTTAAACAATATGGACATGAAAAGATAATTATATTATCTCATACTAACGTAGCAGCTGATGAAATAAGAGAAGTTATTTTAAATTTACCTTTAATGAAAGAAAAAGGTGTTAGAAAAAAAGCATTAGAACATAAAATTTGTACCATTCATCATTATTGTAAACATAAACTTTTAAGAAAAGATGTTTTTAGTGAAGAAGATTTTTCTAATTTAATAATTGAAACAGGAGGAAGATCATCTTTATTTTCTAAAGATGAAAAAAATTTAGACAAACATAAATTTTTTAGATTTTTAAATGATGCTCATGGAAACGGTTATTACGATAACTTACACGAATTTTGGAATAAAAGAACAACTGATAGAAGATCATATAAATATTCTTTTGAACAAATTTTAAAAATGAAAGAATCTTATGATTCTTATAAAAAAAGAAACAACCTTTATGATTTTATAGATATGATACAGGAGTTTACAAATAAAGCTTTAACTCCTGAATTAGATGCATTAATTATAGATGAAGCTCAAGACAGTAATAAACCTCAAATAAAGGCTATAGAAAAAATGGCAACCCACGTTAAAGATGGACATTTTTATATGGTAGGAGATGCAGATCAAACTATATTTGAATTTGCTGGATCTGATCCAGAATATTTTCATATCTTATCTAAAGAAGCTGTGGAATTAGAACAAGGAAAAAGATGTGGTCAAGCCATTAATAATTTATGTAAATCAATTATAAGACCTATTTGGGATCATTATGGTTATACTAGAAAATGGCTACCTGCAGTTTATACAGAAAAACATTTACAAGAAAATAAAATAGAACAAGGCTATAAAGTTGGTGATGTAATTAAAGGCAATGGATACTATTTACCTGACTTAAAAGGATCTGGAAATTTAGATATTTTGTTAAACAAAATAAAGAATACTAATCAAACTTTTTTATTTACTTATAGAGGCACACCTAGCGATAAAAAATTTAGAGACTTTTTTATACATAATGCTTTAGAGTTTTCACATGTTAAAAACACATCCTTTGTATCTAAAAAAGAATTACGATGTCATTACCTATGGCCTAAATTTATAAAAGGTGAACCTATGAGCTTAACTCAAATAAAAGCTTTTTGGGATTACATGAGCAGTAAAGTTATTGTTAGAGGGAAATCTAAAGCACAAGATCCTTTTAAAGACTGGATTAAAAAAGATTATACTATCGACAATTTAATTAATGATGGATTACTAAAACCAGAATCAAAAGCTTATGATGATTTTAGGGAAACACGATTAAAAACTGATGAAGAAAGATTAATTTATATAAATAGAGTCATCAGTAAAGGTTTTGATTTTGATGGTGAGATTAGAGTTAAATATGGAAACATTCATGAGGTTAAAGGATTAACCTTTGATAATGTTATTGTTGATGAAACAATAACTAGAGATGAAGCTTTTTTTGTTCAAAGAAGATTAAAATACACAGCATACAGTAGAGGTATTTTTGATTATTGGACATTACGATCAAGTACAAANAAACAACTAGGAGGAATAAATGGATCCATATAAAAAACAAATAGGGGGTGCTCATTATCAAATGAGAATTCAACCGAGTGAATTTATAAATCACAACAGGTTGCTTTTTGCTGAAGGGAACGCTATAAAGTACATAGTGAGACATTCTAAAAAAAACGGAAAAGAAGATTTAGAGAAAGCTAAACACTACATAGATATGATTATTGATCGAGATTACTCTAATGAAAAAAAAGAATCTTGGATTGATGGATACAAAAAATGGAAAAATAAATAATGAAATGCGTTGTATGCAAAAAGAAAAACATTGCATTTGATTGTGAGTATATGTGTAAAAAATGTTACAAAAAGAAAAAAAACAATAATGTATAAACTTTGTTTAGTAGACATAACTTTAATTATGGCAATTTGTTTAACGTATTATATGATAGGCATATAAATGTGTACAGCACCTAGAATAGAAGATTTAGATTTAGAGGGCGTTGATACGGTAGCCGTTGACTTGGAAACATACGATCCAAAGCTCAAGGACCACGGATCAGGGGCCATCAGGGGTGACGGGTTTGTTTGCGGTATAGCCATTGCTACAGATAAAGAAAATTATTATTTACCGATTGCTCACGCAGGAACAGGAAATTTATCAGTTCAAGAAACTTGGGATAAATTAGATGAATTAATATTTCAAAACGAAAACATTACAAAAGTATTTCATAATGCAATGTATGACGTGTGTTGGATAAGAGCAGCTACAGGTAAAATGTTAAAAGGTAAACTAATAGACACAATGATTGCAGCATCAGTATTAGATGAAACAAGAATGCGATATTCATTAGATTCTCTTTCAAAAGATTATCTTGGTGATGTTAAATATAAATATGACTTACAACAAAAAGTTTTAGATTGGTCAGGAGGTACAATAAAAAATCCAATGACCAATATGCACAAACTTCCATATGAACTTGTAAAAGATTATGCAGAACAAGACGTTAATTTAACTTTAAGATTGTGGAGATTGTTTGAAAAAAAATTAGACGAAGCATTATATACAAATCCAAAAACAAAAAAAACAAAAACTTGTAGAAATATTTTTGAATTAGAAACAAAATTATTTCCTTGTCTGGTTGACATGAAATTTAAAGGTGTTAAAATTGATGTCCAAAAAGCTAGGAAAATAGGGCTTTTTCTTGAAAAAAGACGTGATAACTTAATTAATTTAATTGAAAAAAGAACGAAAGTTAAGGTTCAGATATGGGCAGCAGCATCTATTAAAGAACTTTTAGAAAATCAAAAAATTACAGACTATAAAAAAACTCCAAAGTCTAACATGCCTCAACTTCCAAAAGATTATTTACAAACACATTCAAATAGATTTTTACGTATGATTGCAAAAGCAAGAGAATGTGACAAAGCTAAAAATGTATTTATAGATGGTTTATTAAACTTCGTTCACAACGGTAGAATTCACGCCGACATCAATCAAATAAGATCTGATGACGGCGGTACCGTCACTGGCAGATTTTCTATGTCAAATCCTAACTTACAACAAATTCCTTCTAAAGGTTACATCGGTAAAAAGATGAGAGAATTATTTGTAGCTGATGAGGGTTGCAAGTGGGGAAGTTTTGATTACTCACAACAAGAACCACGAATTGTTGTACATTATGCAATCAAACACAAACTAAACGGCACTGAAGATTTGGTAAAAGAATTTAATAAAGATGATGCTGACTTTCACCAGATTGTTGCAGATATGGCAAAAATTTCTAGATCTCAAGCTAAAACAATTAATCTTGGATTGTTTTATGGTATGGGTAAAATGAAACTTCAAAAAGAATTAAATTTATCCANGGAAGAATCAAAAACTTTATTTGATACTTATCACAGAAAAGTACCTTTCGTTAAAGAATTGTCTGATGGACTAATAGAATTTGCAGAAGATTTTAAACTTCTTTTTACTTTAGGAGATAGATTTTGTAGATTTAATAAATGGGAATCTACCGATCGTAAATGGAATAACGATACAGGAAGATTTGATCCTACGCCTATTCTTACTGAAGAAGAGGCATTGACAGCTTTTAAAGCAAAAATATTAGATTCTTTTAAACCAGAACATGCTCAAGAATACATTGATAATTTTAAATCTTATTATAAACCTGCGTTTACTTACAAAGCTTTAAATAGATTAATTCAAGGATCTGCTGCTGATATGACAAAAATAGCGATGGTAAAATTATATGAAAAAGGAATATTACCTCAAATTCAAATACATGATGAGTTGTGTCTATCTATAAAAGATGATAAGGAAAAAGAAATAGTTATAGAAACTATGGAAAATGCTATTCCCTTGGAGATAAAAAATAAAGTAAATTGTAAAATAGGTAATAATTGGGGAGAAGCAAAATGATAAATTATGGCTTATTTAAATGCGAACACACCACCAATATATTGTCAAATT